TAGTAGACATAGCCACTGGCTTTGGCGTAAAAGCCGTCTCCTGGAATGTACATGGCACCGTCAAAGGTATCGTATTGGGAAGTTGTGAACCCTGGCTGATGCAAGCATTCCCAGGTAATCCCATCAGAGGATACACAAAGGCTACTCTCTTTTAGAAGCGCAAACTTTCCCCAATCTGGCATCCAGATGATGTTTCTTGGATTAGGGATGTTGTTATTAGCCAGATCCCCTACATGATATAGGTTTGTATGGGTGATTTCAGTTGCCGTATCATTCATAACGCATAGCCTTACATGGTAGGTATAGGTCCCGCCTACATTGGTATAGTTGAACTTCATGACAAAGAGCACATCATTGATAGAACGGATGAACATGTACCTTGTATCATTCACATCTTCAGGAATGGTAGTTCCCCAGCTTCCTGGACTTGATGTGCTGGCTCTGGCGATGGATTTGTCACCACCAACAACTCCTACAAAATAACCTTTGTGCCGGGTCAGGTATTTAAAGATGGGGACTGAAGTTCCATCAGAGCCAACCAAGGTCCAGGCGGTTCGTTCTTCCAAGGAATCAAAGCTATAATAAACCGGTGACTTGTAGTACCACCAGCTGACCACGCCAGAGCCCCTGTCCATATCATAAGCACCACAGGTCATAGCGTTTTGTGCTCCGGCGCAGTACCCAGCATTATGCCAGGTGATCCCGTCAAAGGATGCGATGATATTAGCAAGGCCCACGATCTTGGCAATAAAGACTCCATCCGCAGCATAAAGTATCTCAGGCTGCCCATGACTCCACCAAGGAACACTGACAACGGTCCATTGTTTGTTGGTCTTGTTCCAGTAGGACATGTAGGGAGTCTTTGCATAATAAACAGCAATCTGAGCGTTTCCGTTATCATAGACATTAATCTGTCTTTCACTACCGTATTGGGTATAGCCAAAGTTGTTATAGTATTTCTTGGTCCAGCTTAAGGTAGGAATAGGAAGGACAATGCTGCCTCTACCACCAAAAGCTGTCCAGATGGCCAAGGTGTTATTAAAATTACGATTATAGCTCATGGGTTTCCTCCTTAAACTTTCTCAATGGCTGTAATTCTTCCGCTGGAATCGGTGGAGTAGGTATAGTTTCCAGTTGAACCATCGGCATAGGTTACCTCGAAGGCTGCAGCATCAATCAAAAGTGAAGAGACCTCTTTAAGGAGAAGCTCTGAGAAAATATCTTCTAAGGCGATGCTGGTGATCCTGCCACTGGAATCAGTGGTGAAGCTGTACTCGGCATGATACTGATGGGTATCACCTTTTTCCACTTCGTAGGTCACATTAATCTTGTTATCAACGACTGACAGTGTTTTTACAATGGTGTAAGAGACGCCTAAGTCATAGACCTGGTTTTGAAGATCATCCACAGAGCTTCCAACATTAGAAATAGAATTTTCTATGCGATAGAAGGTATCAGAAATACTGGGTCGATACCTTCCAACCTCAACGCGGATGTTAAATCGATAAAAAGGATTGTATTCAAGGGAGATGATCCTGGTTTTCACATTGATACCTAATGGATTGAAGATGATGTGCACATTATCACCAACAGCCAAATCCATCAGCTTGAAAAAGGAAATATCATAGGATGATGCATTCTCCCTGGAATCATGGGATACAGCCACATTTGTGACATTCTTTGAACCCATCACCGGGATATAATCATTGGAGCCTCTATGGCTACGAATATTAATGCTATAGCCATCGTATTGGATTTCACCACCCAAAATAGCAATGAACTGCATAAGAGCAGCTCTTCTGGAAACCTTCTGGTTGATTTTCATCGTGACGCTCTCTGTAAAATCCACAATCCCAACTGAAAAGGGAGTGCCTGCAAGGAGCTGGGATAATCCTGCAAAAGGATCACCCGTGAAGTCAAAACTGCTTATTTGATACATTTCATGATTCAAAAGATAAGACACATGCTCACAAAGAACAGAGCAGACAGGCAGGCTCCCTTGAATTGATTTACTGATTTGGACCAGTTCAAAATACTGATTATCTAGTTTTGCAATTTGCTTTGTTTTTAAAGCCAGTGCAGACTTCGCCATAACAGTAAATGAGAGGGTAAACTCACCCTCTAAGGTTTCTCTAATATTTGAGCTGATGACTTTGTTAACGGACTGAATCAGGGTTGCTCCTGCGTAAATTTCAATCAAGAGATCGCCTCCTTTCTATTAACTCCCTGCCACACCAAGGTTTCTAACTGTGACAGTATTTTGGTTCCACTGAAGCTGTGCAATAACTCTTGTCAAAATATTACCGTCAATGGTAAGAGGAATAGTCACATCAAAAACAGCTCCTTCAGAACCTCCAAGATTTCCTGATACTTGAGAATTAAGATCGAGATCAAAATCAGTAGGTATAGCTCCTTGCATATCATCTTCTACACCGCTCATCGCTTCTGTAAATCCTTCACCAATACCTTCACTCATGTTAGCGCCAATACCGGCGAACACTTTAGAAGGTGAACGGATACCCAGTACCTTTTTGACCCCGCCTACTATGCCATTAACCATACTTTTGACGCGCTCACCAAGCCAACCAATCATCGATGCAATACCATCCCATAAACCTCTTGCGATATTCCGACCCACTTCAACAATAGAAGGGAGGGCTCTACCGAGACCTAAAACTATGGCTGTAATGATTTGAGGAAGTTGAGCAACGACCTGGGGAATGGCTCTGATTAAGCCCATCCCCAGTTGAATGGTTAGCTGAACACCCATTTCAATGAGTCTGGGTAGATTGCTGGTAATAAATCCAACAATACTGTTGATGATCTGGGGCAAAGATTCAATTAGAGTAGGGAGTGCATTTAAAAGTCCTTGAGCCAATCCACTAATTAGTTGAAAGGCAGCATCCAGAATTAAGCTCATATTATCGATTAAAGTGGTAGCAATCAAAATGACTGCTTCAATCATTGCTGGAATCAGTTCAGGCAAAGCCAATCCTAACCCTTCTACAAGAGCAGTAATTAGCTGTATAGCCGCATCGATTAAAAGCGGCAAATTCTCAATGAGTGCTCCAACAATGGTCATAACCGCATCTACAGCTGCTGGAATCAGTTCTGGAAGTAGGCTCAGTAAGGTTTCCAGAACCTGGCTGAATAAATCCGTTACTGTACTAAGAAGAACTGGCAGAAGGTCTCCAATGGCCATAAGGATCGCATCCATTGCTGCAGGTAGAGCAGTAACCACATTTTCTAATATTGGTACAATATTAATAACTACTGACTGAAAAGCATCTACGAGATTTTGGGTTAAGTTGGTCATATCCGCATCTGCATTTCCCAGACCTGCAGTAAACGAACCTAGTGCAGCTTGTAGAAGACCTATGGAACCTGTGACGGTTTGGGTGGATTCTCTGGCAAAGTTCCCCGCATACTGCTCCGTATTTTCAAAGAACATCTGCATGGCCACTTCAGCTTTTTCTGCATTTGTTGCCGATGCCCATGTAAAATCTAATCCTTTGGCAAGAGCATAGGCTTCGATATTTGTGGCATTCATGGCAACTCCCAAGTTATCCATCATGGTGAAGTTACCCTTAGCAGCACCAGCAACAGAATCAAGGGCAACCTGCATATCGATGCCCATAACGGAGGCCATATCTGCAGCTCGTTGCATGGCTTTCTCCGTCAGTTCTAAACTCTTTTGTTGTTCAACACCTGAGCCTTGAAAAAGCGCTCCCATTTTATTGGCTGTGGCCAAATATTGACTCTGGGACACACCTAGATTTTTGTAAGCTTCCTCACCAGTTTTCTGAATAGAAGAAGCGTACTTTCCAAATACAGCTTCGGAACCACCAAGATTCTGTTCAAGCTCACCAAACTGCTGGACAATCTCAGTTCCAAGTTTTATAGTAGCAGCACCTGCTGCAAGAGCCACAGAACCCATTGCAGTTCCGATCCCCTTAAGAACTCCTCCAAACTTCTCAAACTTCCCACCAGCACCTTCTGCGGACTTACCGGATTCTTCTAACTGTTCCCCGAGGTTATTCGCATCAACAGCAGAATCCTCCAGTTCCTTTTCCATTTTGTTTAGATCTGCATTTGCATTGTTTAGCTGAATCTGCCAGGCTTTTGTTCGCTTGTCATTCTCCCCAAAGGACTCAGCAGCATTTTTCAGCGCAGCTTCAAGGGTGGATACTTTGCTTTTCTGAGCGTCGATCTCTTTATTCAACACTTCATTTCTTGCTGTAATAGCTTTGATAGATTTATCTTGCTTATCAAACTGTGAGGTGACCAGATTCATTTCAGAACCCAGCACCTTGAATGTTTGATTGATATCTCGAAGAGAGTTCTTAAATTCCTTTTCACCCTCAACACCTATTTTTAGGCCGAAGTCCGACATAGCATTCACCTCCTTTGGGGCATAAAAAATGACACCGCCTAAGGTGCCACTCTAAATGGTTTTGTTATAGAAATTCCGGTATTATTTCATCGATGTAGCGCTCTTGTTTCGGTTTCGATATTCCGGTAAATTGCTTGTGACATTCCCAAAGGTCCATCAAATAGCCAATGGGCATGAGCCACACTTCATCTTCTAAACGTCTTAAATGGACTGTTCCAAAGTAGATAAGTCGGGTAAAGACTTGTTCATCACTTACCCGACCACCTCGTTTTTTGAGTCGTCACTCTCCACATTCCTTTTTGTGCCTTTCATCATACTGGCCATAATGGCATTTTTGTAATTAGCCAGGTCAAAGGGAGTGGTAAGAAGCTCCACTTCATCTTCTGTGAGAAGGTCTTTTTTATCATCCTTGTTCCTAATATTGTGGATCAGGATGGATTGGTTTGCCAAAAGGGTGATGAGCCACACCACCTCTTCTAGCGCCACTTCAAAGTTCTCAGTTTTCATAAGCTTATCGCCCAAATTCTCAAGACCGCCATAGCGCTTGGCAATTTCCTTTGTAGCTTTAGTGGTAAGAATCATCTTAAACTCTGTGCCGCCAATATCAATGGTGGTACTTCGTTCTTCAGAAGCCTCATCAACCTTTAATTTTTCATCTGTCATGATCAACCCTCCCATTAAGAAACAACAACAGTAGCCACTGTGGTCGTCACGTTTTCTGCACCACTAGAGCTTAAGACGCAGTAGTAGTAATAGGTATCTGCCAAGAGGTCCGTTGGAATATCAAAGCTCGCAGAAGTTTCTCCATTGATAATAGTACCGCCAGTGGTGCTATCGATGGTATTTTCATACCACTGATAGGTTACAGGGTTTGAGGTGTTTGAATTTGCCACAACAGAGAGGCTTCCAGAAATGCTTCCTGCTGTCAATTCAGTTAAGCTTGCTGGTTGTGTTGCGATGGTTATGGTTGGGGTTATGGCTGTAAAGTCTGGTTCATAAACGGATGTGAACCAGCTTGTAATTGTTGATGCCGCTACACCATTATCTCCTTCAGTAACTTCCGCTTTCCAAGGATGTTTGCTTTCTCCGTCTAGTTTGTTTCTTCTAAAGACGGTTCCTTCTATGGTGGGACTGCTAAAAGTAATGGAGTCGCCTTTGGTGGCAAGGCTTGTGGCGGGAACAGAGAAGATAACCCTGTAGAGCCAAAAGTAGCGATATTTTCCATTGGCCTTCTTGGCACGAAAACCAACTGCCACAGGGCTACCACCATCTTCACTTCTTGAAACCACCACATTGTTGCTGTCAATTTTGCAGCCGGTTAAATCTTGAGCTACAAGTGAACCAATATCATCAATACCTAAACTTAAAGCGCCACTCTTAAATTCTTTGACCACCTCGCTGGCACCGTCATCTGCGTAGAGAATGGCTTCAATGAGCTCAATGCTCAGCTCTGCAGTCATGGCTTTAGCCAGCACTTTTGGGGTGCCATAGGTTTCGATGCCGTTTTGATCTTCTGTGATTTTTGCATAAAATAGAGAGTCCAATCCGATTGTTGCCATTTATTATTCCTCCGTTTCATATTCTTTCATTACGTCAATGGCGTAATGATGAAATTTAGTGTCGTGTTCATAACCAACATACTGTCTATCTGTTATGGTGATCCCTCCGGATTGAAGCGCTTTTGTTAGTTCTTTCTTGCGCTTCATATAGTTCTTCTTCGTGAAAAGAGAAAGCCGAGCTTCTGAAAGAATCATATAGGCCTCATTATCTGCAAAGAGATCAAGCCTATCAGACATGGGGGTAATAACCAGATATTCATCCGGCGGCGTATCGGAAAATACTCCGGTCTCCACAGGAATGTTTAAGGGTTCTAGTATGTTGTTTAAATCCGCAAGTAAGCTCATAGCTTTTCAATCTCCTTATCCAGTTCTGATTTCATAGTTTCTATGCATGCCTTCCGAGATGCGGATTTTGCTGGCTTCAAGAAGGGCTTAGGTGGCTGACCTGATTTACCGTATTCAAGGATATTTGCAATCTTAGCATTGGCATCTCCATCGCCACGAGGTTCATTGAAGCCAACCTTGACATTGAAGTTTCCGTTTCTGTCTAGCTTAGTTGGAGATAGCCCAAGGGATGAGACCAGCTCACCAGTAGAACGGCTTTTCTCCTTTGTACCACTTCCGATAACACCTTTCAGGTTGGATTTGACTTTATCCAGAACTACTTCACCGCCAGCTTCTAATACTCTTGACACTATCTCATCTGTCTTATCACCAAGCTTTGTAAGCTTCATTAAAAACTCATTGGGCATTTTCATGGTTGCGTTAGCCACTTGGAACCACCTCCTTAGCTAGAACTTCAAGATACATTCCGCGTCCTTTCACATCCTCAACAGATGTGATTTCAAATCTCTTATCACTGTGGATGATCACCATAGATGCCGTAATGGTAATACCAGGGATGCAGCGAAAGCGAAAAAGGTCTGTGGCTTCAGTAAAGGAAGCTCTATTTGCCCATTTCTCATTGCCATGTCGACCTTCACGATACGCCCTGACAGAAGCTACAATATTATCAACTTCAGTTCTAAATCCTTCAGCATCTTTAATGTTTATCCTCTCTACAATATCGATAAAGGTATTCATTTTTCCAAAGCTCATAACTACACCTTCCAATCTCGATCAAGCCGCAGTAGAAGATTGACTGTATTCCATACTTGCTGTCCAGCCTGAACATTATCTGAGTAAAAACCACCAGTGCTGCCATCTCGTGATTCATAGAAGTGAGATGACAGCATGATGATGGCTTGCTGTGTGGTGGCTGGCATAACAGCTTCCACATAGTGGTTCTCAGGATGATGCTGATAGCTTTCTGCGTACCTCGTAGCGGCAGTGATGTACATCTCAAGCAGGTCATCATCAGCTGAGTGATGAAGAATAAGATTTCCTTTTACTTTTTCCAGCAGAGTCATACCGCCACCATCCTTTCATTAGTCTGAAATCATAAGCCCTGCAGTCTTAAGTTTGGTGAGAAGGGCATTGAAATCCGTCACCAAATCTTCAACTGTGGCAGCAGCACTTTCTGCTTGATTATCAAGAATAGGGAGGCCTGTAACGACCGCCCCTTCCTTGATTTCAAGAGTTCCACCAATGACGGTTTTTTCACCGCCCTGTTCGGTAAAGTTCTTTGTGTTATAACTCATAGGATCCTCCATTACGCTTTCTGCTGAAGCACTTTGATGGCTTCAGGTAGAATGAGCTTTCCATCCACACGCTGAGTTGCAGCAAAGCCAACCTGTCCAGTGGCTGCATAGAGCTCATTGAGTCTCTTGAAAACTCTGCCCTGACGATCCGCCACCCAGTAGTAGCCAAAATCACCGAAGATGATAGACTTTGCAGATGCAGCGATGGTAGGAACGTAGGATGAAGTGTAAACAGGTCTGTTCAGAATGGTATCTGGTGTTCCTGCCTGAAGTGAAGGCTGCCAGATATACTGACCCTGGCCATCTTTTAGCTTTCTAATGGCTTTAATAGTGGCATCATTCATTACGAATACGGATTTGTTTCTGTAAGGCGATTTAAGTGAGTAGAAGAGATCCAAAATCTCATCGATGGAAATGGCAGTGGCACTTGCAGCGGTTACACCGATTTGTGCTCCACCAGTGGCTGCAAGAATACCCGTAGGCTTACCAGAGCCATCTCCAGTAAAGAAGGCATCTTCTTCCTTGTTACCAATACGTCTTGCAAACTCCCTGGCGATATAGTTCTCAAGATTAAAGACGCTGTCGTTAAGAAGCTCTTCAGAAACCTTGATCATGGTACCAAGCTTATAAGCGCCTATGGAAACCTGTCCAAAGCTATCATCGCTTTCAGGAATTGCACCTTCCTCATCAATCCAAGAAGCGGTACCTTTGGAAGCCACCACTGGAATCTTACGATCGCCAGAAGCAGTGGAGATGACATTGGCCAGCTTTCTGAAGATATTCTCTTCATTAAGGGACTCAATGAGGGTACGCTCAAACTCATCTGGTACAAGGTACCCTCCTTCAGTGTCAGTACCAATCTGCAGTGCGTTCTTAATCATAGGATCGAGGCCTTCACCAGCACGGGTTCTCATGGCATTCCAGAAAGCTTTCTGGTATTCTGCAGAGGCTCTTCCGCCTTTGGATTCCATACCCTGGAAGATAGGTTTTCCGGTAAGTGGTGTGTTAAGTGGCTTTGAAAGCTCACGGTCTAGCGCTTCTTGCTTTTCAAGGCGGTCGATTTCCTTACCAAGGGCAACCACATCCGCTTCCATCTTTTCATAGGTTGCAGTGTCTTCAGCAGATACAATTCCATCTGTACCTCTTTTGGTATCCAGGAAGGCTTTAGCAGCTTCCCAGGACTTTGCTCTTTTATCACGCAGTTCAAGAATTTTATTCATAGTGTTTTCCTCCTAAAATTTAGTGTTGAATCAAAGAAAGCCGCTTTTCTAGCGACTCAATAGGGGTGCCAGTATTCTCTTTTGCTAGTTTGGGTTTTACCTTATCCAGCAGGGAGTTGGTTACAGCTCTGCGGCTGAAGGCATAGGTAAAGTCCTCAGTCTGATTTCGTTTCTTTTCATCCTCCAAGATGCCATCAGCAAAACCAAGTTCGATGGCCTTCTTTGCATTGAGCCAGGTTTCTGCATCCATAAGGTGGGAGAGCTTTGTCCTTGACTGGCCTGTCTTGATTTCGTAGGCATTGATGATGCTCTCCTTAACTTCAGAAAGCATAGCGATGGCTTTTTTCATTTCCTCGCTGTCTCCAATGGCCACGGTAAGGGGGTTATGGATCATCATAAGGGCAGTTGGCGCCATGAGCACCGTTGTCCCAGCCATGGCGATAACAGAGGCGGCAGAAGCGGCGATACCATCAATCTTTACGGTAACTGTGCCCTTGTAATCCATCAGCATGGTGTAAATCTGACTAGCAGCAATGCAATCACCTCCTGGAGAATTGAGCCAAATAACAATGTCACCCTCACCGGCAGTAAGCTCTGCTTTAAAAGCCTTAGGGGTGACATCATCGTCAAACCATGAATCTTCGGCAATTACGCCGTCTAGGTAGAGTGTTCAGACACCAGTGTTTTCGTCACGCGCCCAGTTCCAAAATTTCTTCATTTAGGTTCCTCCTTTTCTTTGATATTTGCGAACGCGCCTGCGTCCTGTAATTTTGTCATGGCCCCGTTGATTAAGTAGAGGTCGCCACCTAATGACTCTGAAATTCTATCCAGATTTTCAAGCTCTCTGATATCATTGGCGCTCATCCAACCATTTTGCCTTGCAGTGGCATATCCACTCATACGGCTTACATAATCGCCTCGCAGCAAGCCATCCACGTTAAACTTGATAAATACATTAGATTTCTCGCTTTCCATGAGAAGCGCTCTACACATGGACTGTTCCCAGCGGACCACCCAAGGGTCGAGAGTGTATTTAACGAACTCCAGTGATTGCTGTTCGATGTTGCTAAAGGACGACTTCTCTAGATCAGCAAGCATATGAGGGGGCACTCTAAAGATACGAGCGATCTCATTGATCTGAAACTTTCTGGTTTCAAGGAACTGTGCCTGCTCAGGAGATATACCTATAGGCTGATACTTCATACCTTCCTCAAGGACAGCTACCCGGTGGGCATTACCACTTCCTTGATAAGCTGCATTCCAGGATTCTTTAATCCTTGCAGGGTCCTTGATAGTACCAGGATGTTCCAGGACACCACCCGGTGAAGCACCATTAGCAAAAAACTTAGCTCCATATTCTTCAGTAGCTATGGCTAGGCCCACAGCATTTTTTGCCATGGCAATGGGTGAATAACCTACCAGTCCGTCAAAGCCAAGTCCTGGGATATGAAGGACGTCTGATGGTGAAAGATACACTTGATGCTCTTTGCCAAGAGTAGGGACATCCTCATTGCCACGCTGGTACAAATAGAAAAGCCGACCACTTGAATCGCGATCGACCGTCATTTTGTTTGGCATGAGTGGGTAGAGAGAAATCACTTCACCACGTGCATTTCTAATTATCTGAGCATAGGCATTTCCCCATAATAAAAGATGACTCATTAGCGTCTCTCTAAACGCAAAAGAAGTCATCTCAGGGTTTGGTTCATCATGAAGCAGTTTATATAGCGGGTGTTTTAAGTTTTTCTCCTTGCCACCTGAATCATTGTATTTGTAGACATGAAGTGGTAGACCCGCCAGCGTCTCAGATAAGATTCTCACGCAGCTGTACACTGCGGTCATCTGCATGGCGGTTTGCTCATTGACCGGTTTTCCAGCACTAGTACTTCCAAAAAAGAAACTGTAGAGGCTGCCACCAAGAGCGTCTTTAGGCTTGTCTCTAGCCTTAAATATTCCTTGCAGTATTCCCATGGACATCACCCTCCTTAAAATGGGCATGAAAAAAGCACCTATCAAGAATAGATGCTTAATATAGATACTTTCGAATTCACATTAAGAGTAGTTCATATAAGATAAATTATGTGCATTAGTTATAACAGTAAATTGAAATTAGCAGAGTTCACTACTAAAAACAGAAGTTAGTCCAAGTCTTGAATATTCATTTTATCAAGCTGTGAACGAAGTTTTATTTTTTCACGACAACCGAAATAAATCCCAAGTAAGACAATGGTTGGAATATTACTAATTAGAAAGGTTGAGGCAAGTAGCATGAATATCTCCCCACCTTTCATTGCCTCAAAAACAGCAATATTTGAAACCATCAATAAAGAATATATAAAGGTGATTGTCGGAAGTATAAGTCCAAACCACTTACTCCTCTTTTTAGATAGAAATATTTGAAGAAAGATTCCTCCAACTAACAATGCCATCACAAGAAACAACATTATAGTCACGTTTTTCATATTATTCAGCTCCTTTAACTTTTTTGTA